TGTTCACCAACCCGGGCCACACGATGGCCGACCGGATCAAGTACACGGAAAACCTGGGCAACCGCATCAGCTACCTGCAGAACCAGGGTTTCCAGCCGGCCGTGGCCGAGGCCATCGCGGTCGGGTATCAGCGCCTGGTCGAGAATCAGCGGCCCCTGCGCCTGAAAGAGTGGACCTACGAGTACTCGGTGGATTCCGGCATCGATATCTCGTTCGAGTTGGTCGACTTCGTGGTGGTGGATGGGGTGCGGGACCGCGACACGATGGTTCCACGTGAAAAGCACGCGAGGATGCAGTGAGGGGCGGGAAGGGCGCCAAGGGTCTGCCCCTGGCCGAGATTCGCGAGTTGATGAAGGACGGCCGCGTCCACATTGACCTGGGCGTGGTGTTCACCCCGGACGGCGGGACGCACTACTACAAGGAAACGGCCAACGGACGATCCAAGGTGATGGTCGAGGTCGAGACGTCGAGTGGGCTTGACCTGACGTGCCGCCTGGCCACCCGTCCCACCTGGTACATCCCAACCCCGGGCACGGTCGTCATCGTGGCGATCCCAATGGGGCAGATCGAGCACTGCCCGTCCATCGTCGGGATCTTGGACAGCGGCGACGCAGACGAGGAGATCGGGACCGACAAGACGCTGGTGTCGAGCGAGGTCACCTACGTGGTGAAGGCGCCTGCCATCAAACACGGCGAGAACGCCGACCAGGCCGTGGTCAGGGGAGACGATCAGCACGCAGCCCTGAACGACTTCCTGGGCGCGCTTGAGCAGTACATCCAGGGGATTGGACCCATCGTCGACCCGCCCGTCCCTCCCGCGCCGGTCGGCCCCAAGACAATCGCGCTGCAGGCGGCTATCACGGTCATGAAGGCGGCGCAGTATCTGTCATCCAAGGTCAAGACCGAATGAAACTCACCCGCGCCGTCGTCCCCGGGCACTTCTACTGCGACCACGCGACCACGTCCTGGCTCGTGGATGCCGAGTTTGACCTGTCGGGCTTCACCGAGGCCACCTTGCCCGTCACGTTCACGGCAACGGTCGACGTCCCTTCTGGGGCCACGGGCGTTTTCAGCTCCAGCACGGGAGGCGCGGCCGAGACCACGGGATCCACCACGCTTTCCTCGGTGGTCGTGGCTGGGCCCGTGTCGTCGTGGGAGGTCACCGGGACCGCCCTGGCGGCAATCGACCCTGCGACGGGTAAGGTGTTGGTGCATGTCTGTGCCGCCACAAGCGACGCAAGCCTGCCGGTCGAAGTGACCGGAATCACCATCACCATAGGGACCGATGATTGACCACCGTTCTGGCCCAGCCATTCGGGAATTTTCTCCCCCACTTCGCCTCGGACGTATCGACGGCGGAGAGGTGGCTTGCCGAGACGTCGGTGGATTTCACGTACACGGACGCGGTGGACCTGGCGGCCTCTCTCGCGGGGGTCTTTCGCGGCTCCCAGGGCGTCTATCGGGTTCGACTCGGTGGCACGGCTGGCGCGGCCGATGGCCTGGAGATCCTGACGCTCGTGGTTCTGCCGTCCGGCGTGTGGGTCGAGGAGTTGGTCAGAGCGTCGCGGTTGACCGTGCGGGGCGTGGCGTTGTTCAAGCTCACGGTGGTCTCGATGGAGGCCGACGCCTTCACGGAGGTCAACGGGGCCACGCTCACGCTCTGGGTGACGGAACGAACACCTCCCATCGTGGGGCCGCTCGTGAGTGACATTGGGATCGATATCTGGATGGGCGACAACGACGGAACGGGCACGCCCGACTTCAACGTCACGTCCGCTGGAGACTGGCGCCTGGTGAACGGTCGCGAGGCCGTCAAGCAATCGCTGCGCCGCCGGTTCATGACCACCCCGGGGGAATGGGCCACCAAACCCGACTACGGCGCCGGCCTGCTGGCTGCCGTGAAGTCGCGAGCCCGAACCACCGATCTGGACGACATCAAGAACCGGCTCACGGCCCAAGCCCTGAAGGATGAGCGCGTGCTGCGCGTGCTGTCCGTGACGGTCGAGAAACTCGGAACCTATGGGATCAAGTATTCCGTGAAGGTTCAGCTCAAGGGCGACGAAAAAGAGCCGGTCGAGATTGCCGACAACCTGGAAGAGGATCGAGCATGAGCGCGGCACCGAGTTTCAACGACCTGGTGGATCTTGGGCGCATCGAAGCCAAGGCACGGCGCCCCGATCTGAAGTTCTACGACGGCGACGTCACGGAGGCGCAGCTTCACGCCTGCGCGGCCATGGGCGATGCCATCATCGGCTGGGCGGCGATCCAGAACCGCAACCTGTACTTCGGCGGTGCCCGCGGGACCGACCTCGACACGATCGTGATGGACAAGCTCGGCCTTGCCCGGAACCCTTCGACGCGCTCCCTCGGCACGCTGACGTTCTCGCGCGGGTCTGGACCGACCGGAAACAGCGGGACCATTCCTGCCGGGACGCAGATCGCAACGGCCGTCGACATTGACGGCGCGCGCGTGGTCGTCACCACCGATACCGACCTGGCCGTGTCGACCGGAGCGTTCAGCTCGAACGTCGGGGCAACGGCGGTTGCTTACGGCACATCGGGCAACGTCTCGGCCGGGCTGCTGACCTTCCCGGTAGATGCGCTACTCGGAGGCGACAACACGATCTCGGTCACGAACGCGGCCGACTTCGCGGGGGGCAACAATTCCGAGACCGACGAGGCATATTCGGCCAGGGCCCGCATGCTCTGGCAGACCCAGCGCCGGGCCACCCTGGACGCCATCGAGGAGGGCGTTCTCGACGTGGACACGGTCGCGGTGGCGATCGCCGAAGAGGACGAGGCGTCTGGCATTGTCACGCTCTACGTGTCGGACAGCTCGGGCAACAGCAATGGGCGCATGCTCTACGACGTCGAGGTGGCGTTGCAGGGCTGGCGCGCGGCCGGTTCGGTCATCAACGTGGTGGGCGGAATCAAAGCCATGGTGGCGATCACCGTTTCGATCGACGAGTACGAACGAGGGTTCGACGTGGCCGCCGCTGCCCAGACGATCATCGATTCCGCGGTGACGAGAATCAACCGCCTGCGCGTGAACCAGCCGCTGACCATGGACTCTTTGACCGCCGCCGTGATCGCTCCCTACGCCACGGCCATCACCAGCGTGTCGTTCCCCTCCATCGTCGTGACGACACAGGGATCGCCTACGACATTGCTTCCCGACACCGACGTCGTGGCGCCCGGGGCCCTCATCCGCCCGAATACGGCCGGCGGCGGGGTCGGGATCACCGTCGTGGACGGCAAGCGTCTGACCGGGGCGACCTAATGGCCCTCGATTCTGTCGAGCAAGAGCTGTACGACTTCGCTTGGCAGGCCATGCCCAGGTGGTACCGCGCGCGCGAGCGGGCATCCGAGGAAATCGCCATGTTCGCCAAGGTCATGGGCGCGGTCAAAAAGACCCTCATGTACTGGTTCCAGCAGGCCTACATTCAGACCGCTAACCGGGCCACCGGCACAGACCCGGACTGGCTGGAGCTCCACGCCCAGGACCGTGGGACCCACCTGGCAGACGGCGAGACGGACGCGATCAGCAGGATGCGGATTTCCCAGGTGCCCGGGGCCGTGACGTGGCCGGAGCTTCTCGCAGCCGCCCAGCAGATCGTGAATGCCGCTGGTGTTACCGGCACCGTCGGCCTGGTCGAGTTGCCCGCCGATGCCGCCTACCTGGGCCCGTTGACCCGCGACAGCGGCACGGGAGGGACGTTCTCGGCACTGCCCGGGAGCGCGACCGCAAAAGTGTTCGTTCCGACGGTGCCGTTCAAGTACCGCCCGTTCCGCAACAACACGGACATCCCCGGGTGGTGGCACGCGGCCAGCATCACGCTCTCTGGGTGCAACAGCGCTGGGAACGATGGTGCGTTCTGGATCACGGCCCTGACGGCGGCAGACGACGCCGACGGTGATCCAACCCTCACCGGCGTTGTGGTCGAGAACGTCAACGGCGTGGCCGAGACCGATGCCACGTGTTTCTGGGAGGTCAACCGGACCGACTACACGGGCTCGAACATCGACAGCACCGGCCAAGCCTTCGTCAACCGCGGCTTCCGTGTTTGGAGAGGCTCCAACGACGCCAACCGCTGCGCCAACGGCGGCATCGTCGTGATCTTGCCCTACGGTTGCACCGAATCCATTCGGCTGGCCGTGCGCGAGATGCTGCGCCAGAAGATGGCCGCAGGGTTCAAAGTCATCGTCGAGAGGAGAACAGAAGCGCCATGATCGGTTCACAGCGGACAACCTTCGGGGACGAGACCGGGGCAGACGGACGAGTCATCACCGACACTGACCTGAACGAGATTTCGCGGAACATGAGCCGCAGGGCATGGGAGGTCCCCGGGTACGCCGGCCTTGTGGGCTTCGATGAGCTGACCACCACGGCGGTGCGGACATACGCCGACGCCTTCAGCGTGGGCGCCGTGCCGATGTACTCAAGGATCCGAGGCGTCTACACGTTCGGCCGTGGCCTTGAGGTCTCGATGTCGAGTCTTGGCACGTCGGTGGGCGCAGGGTTCCTGGGCTGCTACATGGACGGGGCAATGCCGTCTGTTCCTGCCCTCAGCGGGGCGGGCAAGATGCACTGGGTGACGATCGTACCGTCGGACATCGCCTACACCCACGACGCTGCGGCCTCGGGAAAGACCCGCTGGGATCTCATCACGGTGGCACTGTCGGAGATCAACGCCAGCACGGTCACCAGGCATTTCAAGGACGCCGTCTCGGGACAGGTCTCGTCGCAGGCCGTGATTCCAGCGCGCCAGACGACCATGGCCGCAACCCTCACCAAGGGAGAGGAGTCGTCCGGAACACCGACGATGCCGTCGGTCCCGGCCGGTGGTCACGTGCTGTACGCGGCGAAAGTCAGCGACACGGCCGTGACGGAAGTGTGGGACTTCACGCTGCCCATGGGCGTGCTCAAGAACAGCCTGACGTTTGGGCGCGATGGGATTTCGTTCTCCACCGATTGGGACTTCGGGGCGCTCGACTTCGAGTGTTCATCGAAGTCGGGCATCGGTGGGACCGTCCACCTGTTCCCACCGGAAGGCCTTCGCGGCGACCCGGCGGCAAGGATCATCGGGCTGCAGGTGACCTACACACTGTTCTCTGGCTTCCGTGTGTACCTCAGCAAGATGGAAATCGAGAGTTCCAGCGCCAGCTCAGACATGTGCGAAATCACCAGCCTATTCACCATCGACGAGGCTTTGCATTCAACGGTCATTGACCTGCGCAGTCTGCCATTCCTCGCTGACACCATGGCTCCGATTTGGGCCAACGGACTCAACCGCAAGGGCATGAGCACGTCGACCGTCGCTCTCAAGGTGACGTCCCCGGTCACCACTGACGTCGGAAGCATCAAATCAGTACGCTGGTTTTCGTTGTAGCGTTCAGGATCCGCGGCAGTCGAAGAAGCACGAGTTGGGCAAGCACGTGCGGTCGACGAACTTGGGGCCACGTATCAGGCAGCACCCGGCGCCCTCTCCGCACGGATCACATGTAGCAGTCGTGCTAGTGGCTCCCGCCGTACTATGCCACAGGCACATGCACGGCATGTCCTTGGGCAGGAGCGAGTGCAGATTGTCCTTGCTCCCGCACATGCACGATGTCCCGGCCATGCACTGACCCTCTTGACCCGGCGTGCACGCCTTCCCAATCCCGAGCGAGTTCCCCTTGGTAGGCGGGCAGGTCAGCAAAGCGGGGTCAGTGACCTCAGGGCCTGGCGTCCATGTGACTGGCGGGGGCGGCGGGGCCACGTAGGTATCGGGCGCGACTGGCAAGCTGTCAGGGCTCGCAACCAGCGCCAGCGTGTCAGCGGCCAGGGAATCCACCAGCGCGGTTCTGGCGTCGAGCTGCGAGGCCTGGCGCGTGTCCTGGTCGGTGACCTGGCGACCGCGCGAAACCGCAGCGGCTGGGGCGGCGTCAGGTGGTGCGACCAGTCCATCGCCAGAGGAGGAACACGCCGCGAGAACCAGGGTCAATGCAAGGACGTTGCGCATGTATCAAGGATGAGCCTTGGCGGGTTATTGTCAACTCGAAACGGTCGACATGCAACCCCAGAAAGACGAACGGCCAAGGCACCTTGACTTGTGCACTTGGCCGCTCTAGACTTTCGCTTGATGAGAGCTACATGGGAAAATCCTCCCACGTTGCTGGTCCGCTGTCAAGTGGGCTTTGGCGCCAGTTCGGGCGCTGTTCCGGTTTCGCACCGGGTCCAGTCTCGTCAGGTCAACGCGTGGAAGCGAAGTTCGAGCCAGGCCGCCGGGCCTGAATCTGCAAGTGCAGTCTGGGAAGGTGACCGCCCGATTGCTTGGAGAGATCCAAGCCTCCCCGCCCGTCGGGTATCGGCTGCATTCGGATCGCGTGATGGGCGCGATCCCGGCAGGTCCAACAATGGCAGAGTCAGAAGCGGCGCACCTGGAATGTCCCAGGGGTGCGTTAGCCAGCAGCTCACCAGCCCCACATAGTCGCCGGCAACAGACCTCCTGACCCATATGATGGGATGGGACCTAAGGGGCGGGGTATGCCTGACGCTTTGCTCACTCCTTCAGCAAGTAATCCAGCCCCGCGGCCCGCAGTTTCGCCATGGCGCTCGCCATGTCCCGCTCGATGGTCCGCAGGCTGATCCCGGTGATGGCCGCGATCTGGGTCTCGGTGCGCTCACCGTGCCGAGCCACCGCCAGGGAACACGTGGCCGGGTACTCTTCGATACTGACCCCGTCGCGGTAGACCGTGACGAACTCGCCCATGACGTCGGCGCCAAGGTGGTAGCGGCAGCGGAAGTGCGGGCAGGGCTTCGTCCACCCGAGCCCCGTGATCTGGCACTCTTCGTCGGTGTTGGGCATCGGGGGGATGGCCACCGAGTAGGCCTCTGCCCGCTCTGCCTCGCTCAAGGCGCGCGAGCTCCTGACCACCCGGCCGACGATGGCAAAGCCAAAGGCGAGCTGTCCGGGCGGGGCACGCTTCACGTGGTGGGGCTCTCCTGGCGCTTGTTCTGCCGGCGGGCTTCCTTGATCGCGGCGTCGCGCACCCAGGGGGAAATCTTCGCCTTCGCCTTCGCTGCCGCCGCTTCGACGTCCACAAGCGCGGTATCGTCGAACCTCACCGCCACCGCGTTGCGCTTCGGGTTCTTGGAACGTGGCCTCATGCGATCAAAGATGCCAACATGGTTTCCAGTTGTCAACTCTATTGGCTATGGCCTGGCAATTTGGTTGGCTGGATGGTGATAGAACCACGCGGAATCACTCGCTCCTATCAACCGTCTATCGACCTCCTATCGACCACTCTGGCGGGGACTCACCCCCCGGGCCGTATCGTGGCGTGAGCCCCGATGGCCACTCGGCACCGCCTTGACCATGACCTAGACCCGAACCAGCACCGCTACTTGGGCGGGCGCGGGGCCGATGCCACGTATTCGGCCGGCGGTGACTTGACGCTCGGGCAGGGCAACTATTTCAAGGTCACCCCGACATCGACGGCCACCCTTCGCCGCATCGCCGGGGCGGACTGGACAGCGGGCAGCACGGTGGTGCTCGAACCGACCGTGACCACGACATTCGCGCCGGGCTCGGCGTCGGGTGGGGGACTCTATGCCATCACGACCCCGACGGGGGAGAACCTGGTGGTCGAGGCCGGGGCCCCGGTCGCGGTATCGTTCGACGGCTCGCTGTGGAGGGTCCACAAGGCTGCGGTCACGGTCCCGGCCGCCGATGACCACCAGGTAGGTACCAGCGCGGCTGACATCACAGCAGCCAAGTGGGGGCCGCTCGCCAGCAAGACCCGTGGCGACAACCTCACGATCGAGGCCCACGTCGAGACGGACCCGACCCTGGGCGAGCAAGTCGTGTTCTCGACCATCTCCCAGGCCGACCCGATCGCGTTCGCTTCCACGCTCTACGCGGCACACTTGGACGATCCGGCTTGGTTCGGCAGCGTGAAGTGCGTTTTCGGAACCCAAGGTTGTGGTCAAGTCCTGTTTTCTGGAGGATGGACGCAACTCCGTTCTGGAGTGTGGCAATTTGGTATCGGTATGGATCTGAGCGGAACGACGTGGTTTGACAGCGTAACGGTTGCACCTGGGGATTTGGTTTTCGCGTGGTGCCCCGCACTTGCAGAGGTCGACTGGCCTAGGACGGGAATCTATGTAGTTCGCACTCCCGGAAACGATAGCACGGGAGAGAAAGCGATTTTGGAGCGCGTCGACTGGGCGGATTCCGCGCAGGACTTCGCCAATGGCATGGTGGTTTACACTCTCGACGGTAGCGAGCTTCTAAAGAACAAATATTTCCGGCTGACCACGACGGGGCCCGTCGTTCTGGAAACGACGCCGCTATACTGGGAAAAGCTCGACAGCTACGAACAGACCGCATCGGACAACCTACTGACTGCTGCCCAACTCGCGCGGGCAAGCGAGACGCCGAATACGACGGCACTTGTGGCGTCCGTTGGATCGCCCAGCTCACCGCTTGATTTCCCGACCCTGGCCGGGGCGCCGAATCTCGACACGTACAAGGCCGGGCGCACCGAGGCGTGGGCGCTGGCCCGATTGCACATTGCAGGTGCTGATGGTTCTGTCACGTGGCTCGAAATCCAGGTTGTGCGCGATCCAGGCGGCGACGATGAGGTGTTGGAGACTATCACCACCAGCCCCATCACGAACGCGACCGACGAGATCATCAAGGCCCACGTCGACGACCCCGACGACCAGGACTTGGCTGGCGACAGCATCGGGCTGCGGATTCGCGCTTACTCTGACAGCGCCACCCCGGCGGCCATCGCGGTCACATGGTCGGACCCAGCGCACAGCACGCGGCTGCTGACGCCGATGACCTTGGCCGTGGGCGGGACGGACGACCACCAGGCGCTGACCCCTGCTAGTCGTGGTTTCGTGGCCGGCGAGGAAGCCGCCGCGCGTGCGCGTTGCCACCCGATGGCCAGCATCGAGCCGGGCCTCATCACCTGGGTTCCTGGCGCCGATGTCGCCACGGTCGATGGCCTGCTGACCTTGCCCCCGAAGACCAATGCTGTTCGCATCAGTGGAACCGAGCCCCTTCTAGGCGTCAGCGACACTTTCTTGGCGGCAGGGTCTTCGGCGGTTTTGTACGTCGAGTTCGCTTCTGCGCGCCAAGTGGTAGTAAGCGCCAACGCTCCCACAGGGTTCAGGGGTTTTGGCTTCTACGGTCCGCTTGGGTTCTCAGCGACACCGTATGCGTTTCTGGCGCCCGCCAATTCCGCGATGGTGCTCT